ACTAACAACACAGGTAGACCAATGCTACTTGAGGGTAACTTTGATTACACACAACTAGGACTCAATCCAAAAGACATGGACTTCCTAGATTTGTTGAATCTATCAGCAAGGGAAATAGCATTAGCGTTTGGAGTACCTAGTCAGTTAGTTGGAATACCAGATAGCCAAACTTATAGCAACATGGAGTCTGCAAAACTTGGTCTATACGAAGAAACAATCATACCACTTCTCAAACGAGTTGAGTCTGACTTAAATGAATACTTAGCACCACTTTATGATGGAAACATAAGTGTAAGATACGATTTAGACTCGATACCTGCAATGGCAGAAAAAAGAAAAAGAGTATATGAAAATGTGGTAGCAGGAGTTAATGCAGGAATCATCACAAGAAACGAGGCAAGAGAACGACTAGGTTTACAAGACGTAGAGGGTGGAGATGATTTATACATACCAAGTAATTTGTTTCCAATAGGAGAAGTAGAGCAGTCAGATGAAGATAGTGATGAGCCAATTACACCAAACAACACTCAAAAGATGTATGAAGAAGTATATGGGACTGGTGGTGTACCACTGATTAAGGCACAAGTAGCTATGGACACTTACACTACAGAAGAAGAGGCACTCGATAGAGCAGATGAGATAGGATGTGTTGGTACACACACACATGAGGAAAATGGTCAAACTGTTTACATGCCATGTGAAAGTCACGATGAATATGTAAATCTAATAAAAGATGACAAGGCAATTTCAGATTTGAATTTAACACCCACAGACGCTATGGTCGAAGAGGCAAAAAGAGGTTTGGAGTGGAGAGCAGAATTTGGTCGAGGTGGCACTTCTGTTGGCGTTGCAAGAGCAAGAGATATAGCAAATAAGAGTAGACTATCACCAAATACAATACTTAGGATGTATTCTTTTTTCTCAAGACATGAAGTAGATAAACAAGCAGAGGGATTTGATAGAGGAGAAGATGGTTATCCATCAGCAGGTCGTATCGCTTGGGCGTTATGGGGTGGTGATGCAGGATTTTCATTTGCTAAATCTAAACGAGAACAGATTATGCGAGAGAGAGAAAAGTCATTTGATGATTTTGAGTATATTCCAGAGGCGTGTTTAGATACTAAAGAAGTTAAAGATTACGAAGAAAAAGCACCATTAACCGCAAAGGTCAAACAAGGTTTACAGGGCAAGGTAGATAAACATAATGAGAAATATGGTAGCCAAAAAGGTAAAAGAGTTAATGTGAGAATGTTGGGTGCAGTATTTCGCAGAGGCGTTGGCGCATACAGAACGAATCCGCAATCAGTAAGACCAAGTGTTAGAGCATCTGGTGGAGAAGACAGGTGGGCGTATGCGAGAGTCAATGCTTTTCTCTATGCAGTTAGAACAGGTAGGTTTAGAGGTGGTAAATTTGATTTAGATTTACTTCCATCAGGTCATCCATTGTCATCTAAGAAATGACAGTCAAAGTCACGACAAAGATGTTAGAGAAAGTGCATAAATCATATCCACTTACAATGGTCGACTGGTTAGACCATACAGCAGACTCTAGGTGGGTCGATGATATCGAGGAAAGCAAGTATGCTATATGCAGAACTATTGGTTGGTTAGTTGCAGAAGATGAAGATGTTATAAAAATAGCCAATGCAATAACTCAAGACTCTGGACTTGGTGGAATATCTGTTATACTTAAAAATTGTATTATTAATCAATATGACATAGACATGAATGACCAAAGATGAGAAAAAACATCTTAGTAAGGTGATAGACATAGGTTGCATAGTTTGTAGAAATATGGGTTATCACACACCTGCTGAGATACATCATATTAGAAATAAGACTCTCGGTAGACGTTCAAGTCATTATGAGACTATACCTTTATGCCCATATCATCATCGTTCATCCAATTACTCAATTCATTTGAATCCTAAGTATTTCATCAAGCATTTTGGCACAGAACAAGAATTGTTAAATGAAGTAATGTGCTATGTAGATAATGGCTAGAGTCAAGATTGACATAAGAAAACAATACAGAGAACAGTTAAAGATGTTCTTGTCTATGAGTAATGTAGTCAGAGCAAAAATAAGAGCCATGTTTAAGAAGTTTGGTAAAAGAGCAGAACGACTGTACCTAAACACAGGAAACGTCAACTCTGACTTATATAACGACTTCTCAAGCGAGATTTACAAGATTCTAACTCAATCTGCAAGAAGAGTTATAACCAATGCTGACCTTATGCTTACCAGAACAAGAATGACCAAAGGCAAAGAAGATATTGACCCAGTATTTTTAGAATACACAACTAGTCAAACTGCACAAAATGTTGTTGCAATATCTGAGACAACACGCAAACAAATACAAAAAGAAATTAATACAGGTCTCAAAACAGGTCTATCTAATCAACAAATATCTAAAAATATTAGAAACAGTACTGCTTTTTCAGCAGTAAGAGCAACCAGAATAGCAAGAACTGAAACCCATACTGCAATGAATTTTGGCAATCAAAAACTAGCAGGTCGTTTAGGTCTTAACAGACCGGTCAAAGAATGGGTATCTGCAATGGATGAGAGAACTAGAACGTGGCATGTCAGCATGAATGGTACGCAGGTTGATATAAAAGATAAGTTCACAGTCCCTACTCCTGTATCTGGTGGTGCATTTGTAGACCGTGAAATGATGTATGCAGGAGACCCAAATGGTGGTGCTACAAATGTTATCAACTGTAGGTGCTTTGTTATCTACCATGACGCTGATGATGTGGTTGATAGACCGACCAGAACAACAACGCCAATACTAGAAGAGAGAGAACCTGTTATTCCAGTGCCAGAAAAACAACCAGATGTAGATGCTATAAATCCAACATCACTTGCTAAACCAATTTCTGGTTCTGCATTAACAATAGAATCTGGTAAAAAAATTAGAAAAGAATTAGCACAAAGAATAAAACAAAATAACTCTGACCCAAGATATAAAATTTTCAGAGATGACCCATCTGGTCGTAAAGTTAACAAAGGTGCAGGTAAAGTGACAAGTACATTATCTAAATACAGTGATAGAGAATTGACAGAATTAAAAGTGATTATGGATGAATTAGATGAATTAGCCGATTTTTATAATATACCAAGAATTGCAGGTATCGGTGGTGTAAGCACAAGCACTCACACTGCTAGTATGGGTTTTGGTGTTTTAAATCTAAATAGCAAGTATTATGATGCAGGAAGTAGTAATAGTTTCTTATTTGGTTGGACTCCATCATCGAGACAAGTCATTTCTAAAGAATGGCTAGATAATAACAGAAATTCAAAATTCGCTAAGTATAAAATTGGAGAATCTGATTTTAGTAGACGCACATCTGTTAGGTCATCAAGACAAGTAAATTATCATGGAGTTAATGATTACACTGTAGATGATGATATGTTTCAAAGATTACAAGCGACAGACAATGAAAAAGCATTACAAGATTTATCATTAGCACAAAAAAGAGCAGTGGCATATCATGAATTTGCACATCACATTCATAATTCTTTTAATGTTGGAACGAAAACTGTAAAAAGATTTAGTAAAGATTTAAGTGAGATGGTTGAAACACAAATCGCAGATAGACAGTTACTAGGAAAAATCAATAGGGAAGTTAGTAATTGGAGAAGAACAGTTGAATTAGATTATGCTAAAAGAGGTAAATCGATATTATTTCCAAGCACTTATTCAAGCACGAATGGTGCTGAGTGGTTCGCAGAAAATTTCTCTGCATATCAAATGGGTTTCTCAGATGTTGTATCTCCATATTTCACTAGTTTTTTTGAAAAAGAAGTTCTATCTCAAATACGTTAAATATCAAAATCTCCAAATTTCTCTATAATGTCTGGTAGTCTTGCCTCTAATCCCTCTAAAAACCAGTCAAAATTTATACGGTCTTCTGGACTAAACTGATGATATGGCATATTTATAATTGTCCTATAGTCATCTGGCGTAATCGTTGTTTGAGCCAATATTTTTCTGGCAATATCTTCATATTCTACATATTCTTTACTCATAATCGCTATTTTTACCACTTTTTACCCCATTTTGTCAAATATTTATACACAAATGCTTGACTATTACCCCATTTTGTACCATAATGGGACATAAACTAAATATTGGAGTTAAATTATGACAAGAGTAAAAATACAAACAACATATGGAGAGTTTGAATTAGGGCAAGACGTTTGGGTAGTTCAAAAAACTAAACAAAGACCAGCTAAAATCATCAAACTTAATGATAAGAAAGCAGTTATTGAAATGGAAGGTAGACAGTATAGATGTCCATATTCAATGTTACACAAAGAAGCTTTTAAATCTAGAATGGACATGGACGACTATCACCATGAAATGAATGTGCAACGTCACGAAGCACAAAATAACTAAAAAGAAAAAGAAACAACTAAAAAGAGAGAGTCATAGTTCATGGCTCTCTTTTTATTTGTATATTTTATAAAATTATGTTTACAATGTAGTAATTTGGTAATTATTAGTTTTGTTAGATGCACAAAGAAGAAAATATCTACAACAATGAAGAAATAGAAAACACAATACTAGACATAGAGTGTGAGTATAAAGAGATTGAAACAGATGATGATGGCTCGTTTGAGGGTTACGCATCTGTATTCGGCAATAAAGATTTAGGCAACGATGTTATAGAGAAAGGTGCATTTTCAAAATCAATCTATAAGAAAAAACCAAAACAGATTAAGTTACTTTATCAACATAAGACAGACGAACCTATTGGTGTCATTGACGATATCCAAGAAGATGCAAGAGGACTAAAGGTCAAAGG